TGCGCGTTGCAGCAGAACAGGGGTGGCCTTCTCTGGGTCGAGGAAGTATGCGGCGAGGTCGCCTTCGCTGACCCCGTACAGTTCTTGCATTTGGGCGATGACGGTCGGATCGGCGAAACGTACAGCTTCGTAGCCTTGGTTGACTCGTTCAGCGAGTTCTGCGCGTGATACGTCGCCAGCGATCAGATTTTGGAAATCTTCGTAACTGTCGTAGAAACCTGCCGGAAGACCGGACGCACGCATGTACTGCCGGTAGTCGTTTTCTAGTTGAAGGTATTGAGGTTCCGACAACACGTTGAGTCCTGCGTCACGTCGGAGTTTGTTCGCATAGAACCGTTGCTCGTATTCGGGCTGTTGACGGATCTCGCCAAGCAACACGTTCGTGTCAACCACATCCCTTTGAGTGATGATGTTCCCAACAAACGTCGTGAGTTCTTCCAGCCCGTACATGCGGAGCAGATCGTTGATTACGTCGTACGCGGACTGTTGAGTTTCTGTCATGCTCATTGTTACGCCTTCCCGAACAAGTTCGCCAGATCGTTAGCAACCTGGTACGCCTTGTTTCGTGCTTGATCGGTGTACTCGTAACCAAACGAACGTGTTTGCCGAATGTAATCACCGAACTCTGTGAACGACATCGGGCGTTGCTCGCCGCGTTCATCCTGGTAGGTCAACGCTTTGACGTACTCGGACTGGGTGAAATCGATTTCGTCAGGGTCGATTTCCAGCAGTCGTGCCGCCTGTTCACGGTACGGGTCAACGATCTGTTGGAAGGTTTCGCCGGCGTCGAGACGATCAGACACAGACGGGAACAGGTTTTTCGCTTGGGTGAGTGCGTACTGTTGGAACGTATCTTGTGTTTCTTGGCCGACAGCGATCTGGTTGACGAATTTGTTGAACGTGTTGTCAGATATGGCGATGCCGTAGTCGTTCGCGGTTTGACGTAGTTGTTGCCCGATGTAACCGGCGCGGAGCTGGGATACGCCTGCGGTGGATTGGGTTGCTACGTCGCCGATGGCGTTGAGTAGGAACTGTTGTGTCCATCCGAGTCGGAGGCTGTCGTTGGCGAGTTCGTTGAGGGAGTCTGCGCCGAGCCGTACCCCGAACGAGTCGAGGGCGACTTGTCGGATGAGGGCGACACGGTTGTCAATCTGGGTTTGTTGTGACGCGGGGTCACGTTCACCGTTGATGTCCCATTCGCGGGCTGATGCGGTGGTTTGTTTCCACCAGTTTGTTTGTTCTAGCCGTGCTTGGAATTCTTGTTCGGTGAATCCTTCAGCGATCGCGTCTTCTAGTAGTTCGGCGATTTCGGGGATGTTGCGGACAATGGCGTAGTAGCCGGGGTATGCCTCGCGTGCTGCGTCTCGCCAATCTTCGGGGATTGCCTGGTCGAGCGCGGTTGGTGCCTGCACCCCGCTGCCCAAACCACCCGACACGGAACCTCCGGTGACACCGCCACCTGTCACAGACCCGTCTGTCTGCACCGTTGGGTCGTCTGGAGGATTGTCGCCGTAGTATTCCATTACGGCTTCTTCGTCAACGATGCCGGTTATGCCTTCGCGCAACAAGGCGAACACGGCGTTGAGGCCGACAGGAATGGCTGTGGGTTCTGCTTGTGTAGCCTGCTGGGGTTGCTGCGGTGCGGTGTACCGAAGGTTCGTGTTACCAGGGATTCCAGCGACACCAGCGGCCATGAAGAACGGAGAAGTCGCTCCAGCAGGGGCTGCTGCTGCACCGGCTACTCCTGCTGCACCTGCGTATGCGCTGTAATCGGGATCGGTACTGGGTCGCGTGCCCGTCGCACCTGGAACACCTGTTACGCCGGCAGCACCCGCATATTGGCCGGGTTTCGGTGCGGGCGTGATCTGCTGTGGAACCACACTCCAGTTTTTGACGTACTGGTCAACTTTGTCTTCGTCAAGTTCCACATCTGCGAGGCCGCGACGTTCCGCTTCAGCCTTTGAGATGTAAATGATCGTTGATTGGACAGGGTCGTAGTAAGGACGCAACCGCCGGTTGTAGTTGTAATCCTCGAAAACAGAAATGTCTTCTGCGAACTCGGTATATTCGCGGACTTCGTCAAGACCGAAATCTTCTGCTGGTAGCAAACCTTGTTGCTGGATGATTTGTTCTGCGCGAGCTGCGAACCTGCTCGGGTCTGTGGTGGTTGCGGAAAACTTTGCTAACGCTGTGAAATCTGGCGAGTTCGGGTCACGGAGCGCGTCCATGATGATTTTGCGGTCGGCTTCATTGAGGCCACCGCCGCCAGTCCGGTAAAACCGTTGGAATTGCTGGTTGAACAGGCTGAGTGTTGCGCCGATCGCGGGGCTGACGACTGGCATAGCGGAGCCGTCAGCCGGTGGAAGAATGTCTGGGTAGTTATTGCCGGGGCGCGGCGGGATGTCATTGGTGGAACTTGGGCCGCCACCAACTGCTCCGGTGCCGACTGCATTGTTCGGAGAATACTGCGCGTAGGTTGGCAACCCAGCAACTTCGGGTTGCGACGGCTCAGGATTCTGTTTGGCGTCGCCTTGGATGCCATAGATAGCCCGGAGATCGTCGCCGTAATCGTTGGGGTTTTTGACGACATAACGAAGTTGCCCTAGCCGTTGACGGTCTGCGCCACCAAGATTGTTGCGGACAGCGTCGAGAGCGTCGCGGACAGCGTTTGTAAACGGCAGATCGTTTCTGTCGAAATTTTGCGGGTTCAGCAGGTATGCGGCAGCGTCTTCGTTTAGAAGATTGGCTATCTGGCGAAGGTATTCAATGTCGGTCATCAGATTCTGCTCCTAAGACTGCCGGCCAACTGGTCAAAGAAACCAAGGAAACGGTAAGCGTTCGCCTGTGACGGATCGACACGTTCCGCGAACGTCTGCGCTGCCGTGCCAACACTCGGTGCGGAAGTGACCACACCAGAACCTTCCATCGCCTGCTGGTATGCGACTTCTTGCTGCTGATACGACTGGACAAACTGGTTGAGTTCGTCGGCGGTGAATTTGCGTCCCAGCACACGCCGAGCTGATTCGTCCGCGACCGCACGGATATCGTCCGGTGACGTAACCCGATAACGGGGCGCGTACACCTTTTCTTCCTGCAACGGCGTCATCGATTCCAGTTTCGTCAACGCGGTTTCCCAGTCACGACCGATGTTGTTGCCGAGTTCCATGAGGAACCCGAGAGCGTTGATGTATTGGGTGGGGGTGTTGACCGAAATGCCGCGTGCATCCATACGGTCTTGGATGGTGGCGCGTTGCTGCTCACTCATTCCGAAAAACGTCTTCGTCGGGTCGTTGTTCAAGTTGTAGTAGTACGGCTGGTTGCCGGGGCCGATCACAAGTTGGCCGTTGCGGTCAACAATGCCTGGGCCGGAGTACGACGCGTTGTACACACCGTTGACGTATGCGGGACGCGGATCGGGGTTGTACGGATCTTCTTGGATGTACGCGGACGGGACTGACGGCGGCGCAAGAATGTCTTCTTCTGGCTGCTCGCCGTCGGTTTGGATTACTGGGATGTTGGTGTCGTCGTTACTCATTGCAGTACATCCACTTCGTCGTAGAACACTCGCGTATAGACGCGCTGGAACTCTGGGTATTTCCCGGCGAGTTGATCGCCGTATTGTCTAAGAACTTGTCGGAGGTCTGCATTTGCTTTACGTCCGAGCAAGCCTTGTGTCTCTACACCATTATTACGCAGAATTGCTTCCGCGAGGACTTGTTCACGGTAGTTGATGTATAGGCGGGCGGGTTCTGCGACTTCGTTGCCGTCAAGCAGAGGGCTTCGGGCTGCGTTGATGACTTGGTCAAGGATTTGTGCGCGTTCCCGAATGTTGATCGGGGCGAACTCGAAACCAGGAAGGTTGCGTTCCAGCATGTCGCGGTACAAGCCGAGTTCGATTTCTGCTGCATCGGACAGGTTTTGGGGCAGGTTGCGGACGGCGTCCATGTAAAGGGCTTTGCCGACGACTGCTTCTGCATCTTGCCGGATTTCTGCTGGGTCGGTGATCTTCTCGCGTGTCCCGCTCTCGATTTGGCGCAGATACGTTTGCAGGTCGAACTCGGTGCCGATTGGAGCGAAGTACCCGTACACGTCTTTGTGCGCCCGCATGATGTCACCGTTGCGTCGTTCCCAGTCGCCGAACTGTGCAGAAGCATCAAGACCTTGGGTTTTAGTGCGGGTTTTACCGACGGTGTACATCATCATGTCAGGGCCGAACGTCCGCAGGAAGTCAACTACCGCGTTTTCGTAGTCGGATTCCTGCATGGCGCGGAACGTCGCAGAAAGCAGCGCGTTCGGGATGTAATCACCCTCGATGTCGTACTGCTTATCTTCAACGGTGATCGTTCCATCGAATTCGGTGGGGATGTTGAACTGGATGCTGCCTCGCACAGGGCCAAGGTATTGGGCGAAACCACGGTATGCGAGCAGGTACGCAGCGACTGAGTCGGCGTCAGCGTCGAGGCGTGCCATGTCTTCTTCGTTGGTGTTGTCGTAATCACCGGACGTGAACAAGGCGCGGTATGCGTCCATTTTCAGGTCGAGGTACAAACGGTCGTTGTCAGGGTCAGCTGAGAACGCTTCGTACACTTTCTCCAACCAGGCAGGGGCGATGGTGCCGATGCCGAGGTCTTCCGTACCGAACGGCGAAACAAGTTCCATCAACTGGTCGTATTGAGGTTTGTTGCCCAACCATTCTTTGGCGGGGATCTGCACAGCAGGCCCGAACCCTGGCAGCACGTTGAACGACATTGACAGCGACCGGACAGGAGCAACAAGTTCCGGTTTGATATCACCAAGGTTCTCGGAGATGCGTTCGCGTGCCAGCAAACCGGCACCGCCGACTATCGCTGCGCCAGCCAACGCGCCTCGTACCGGGCTGGCACGACCCAAGAATGTTTCGCCGAGAACCGCGCCGGCACCTGCGCCGACAAACGGGATCATCCAATCGGAGAACGGATAGTTGAACACAAGTTCGCCGGTCACAGGATCTGGGTACACGAAACCTTTGCCGTCACCGTCGGGATCCATGTCGCGGAACCCTTGAGCTGACACACCCATGTTCTTGATGCGGTTCGGTTTCAACAGAACCTGCTTGTAGTACAACTTTGTCATTTCAGCCCATGCGGGGCCGAACGGTACGGCGATGCGGAGGATGTCCGCGAAGTTGTTTTTGTCGGCAGCATTGAAGAACACACTCTTGGTTTCTTCTAGGGCGAACGCTTTTGCTGCGATGTCAAGTTGGTCGTTGTCGAGGGCGTCGTCAAAAATGGTGTTGTCTTCGGCACGGGCTTTGATTTTTTCCCACAGTTCACGCGACCCGACGTACCTTGCGGCATATTCATCGTCAAAGATTTTTTCCGCTTTGGCAAGCTCATCGTTGGCTTCGTCAACTAGGCGTTTGTACTCGGCATCGTCAATTTCGACACCGTTCCAGAAACGCTTACCTTCCTTGTTTTTCTTCGCTGCTTTCAACGCGTAGACACGGCGTTCTGCAAGATCAACAGTTCCTTGACGGACATTGGCGATGATGTCGCGTGCGGTGCCCTGTTTGATGCCCCACGCGCCCTTATCGCCGATCAGATCGTTGATACGCAGGTAGTAATACTTGCGGAACACAGGGGAACGGTTGAGGAACGCTTCTTTCTTGCCGAACACGTTTCCAAAAAAATGGTCAATCGTTTTGCGCCATGCATCTCCAACAACTGTTCCGGTTTTCCCGAATCGCACTTGGTCAACAGGGACAGGTGCTTTGACCAGATTTGGTAGGACAGCGTCGGGGTCGTTGACGAGCCGGCCGATCTCGGCAAGCATTTCGTCGGAATAGTCGAACGAGTCCACATCTAGCGCGCCGATGCCGGTGCTGTCCAAGAACCCTGGCTTGACTTCGCCGGCCTCATCCAAGAATGTTCCATTACGAACCGAATTAGCGATCATCGACATGAGCGCGTTGTTGCCGCCAGTCACCTGCTCCAGACGGGTGACGATCACGTCGTTGAGGTACACCGACAGGTTTTCCAGATCGACGTTGCCTGCTTCATCTACAAAGTTGATGCTGCCTCGTACCACTTCGTCTGTGTCTTGGCGACGTATGCGTTTGTTTTGCCACAGCGAGTTGATGCGTTTCAGTTCTTCTTTGCCTTGACCGGGGCGGGTGCCGTAACGAAACACGAAATCGGAGTCGGTGGCGGCGTCTCCGGTCAGCCAGCGGCGCATCGCGTCAACGGCTTCTTCGCGGCTGCCACCCATTTCCATGATGTCTGCTGCGATGCGTCCAAGCGGGGTGTTCGCCATCAACCGAAGTTCGTTAGCGACACCACGCACATAATCCATGTTTTGTGCTGCTTCGCGTGGGCGGGCGATCAGACGGTAATGGCCGCTGCGGAACCCTGCTTTTTCAACGTCGGCAATGTCAACGGCTTCACGGGGTTTCGCGTTTGTCGCTTCGATGAAGTCGAGGTTGGTTCGGCGTCCTGCGAAAGCAGCGTTTTCTGCGAATCCTGCACCGTTGACATCACCAGCGAATGTGCGACCGGACACGGCACGCATCCATTGCAGCGGGTGCAACGGGCCGGACTTGATACCAGGTGTTGCCATTGACCGGATGACGGACTCGATCATGTTGCGGAACATGTACCCGCCGGTCATCAGCGTTGCGGGACGCCAAATGTCTTGCTGGATTTTGTCCATCAACGCTGTCAACAAGTACGGGTCGCCCCACTTCTCAGGGTCTTTCATGCGTCGTTGCCAAAGAAATTCGTAGCGTGCGCTGGCGCGACGGACAGCACGGGCGTCAGGCATGTAACCAGCGAATTTACGCATCTCTGACGGGAGGTGTGCTGTTGCAGATATCAGATCGCCTTTAGCGTCGATAATGACTGCGCCGTCTTCGGTGAAGTTCAAACCTTTGATGACAGCGGTGTTGCCGGATTCGTCAATGGTGCCGAACAGGTCGTATTCGCCGACATCGCTACGAAACTTGCCGAACACGTCACGATGGAACTTTTGTTGCGCTGCCAGAGCAGCCGTGTCCTCTGCTGTCGCTGTGCCGTCTTGAATACGTTTGCGTGCCCGACGACCAACTCGTTTCAAACTGAGTTCGCGGATCACAGCGTCGTCTAACGCTTTCATTGCGTCTTGGATGTTGCCGTCAACGCCGCGTGACAGCAAAGCGCGGGTCATTGTGCGAAGGATCTGGTCGCGTTCTGCGGTGCCGACACGCAACGTGCGGAGATAGTTGCTGGCGTTCTCGATGGTTTGTGTTAGGTCACGGATGTCGTCCGAAACGACAACCATTTCGCGGCCTGCGACAGGTGCAAAGTTTCGTGCCCACCACGACTGGTAGCCCTGTTTGATTCGGGAAGGCAAGATTTTGCCGGCGATGCTGCGAGAGTCTTGGATGCCGAGGCGTGCGCGGCTGCGGTCGGCCATACGTCCAATACGGATGTCGTCGGTGCGTGCTAGACCTTCTAGGCCGAGGCGGTCTTTCAGCAAGTCGTCAACTTTGTCAACGGTGTCGGCTTCGACAACACGCAGCCAGAAGTCGGCGTCTGCGTTGCGGAACATGTCTTTGGCTTCTTCGATGCTGTTGACGTTGACGAGGCGTTCTTTGACAGCCTCGCCTTGGCGTGAAGTCAACCAACGGCCAACAGAAGAACGATCAATGTGCGGACGGCTGGAATAAGTGACGCCAGCTAGACGGGCACGTCGAGAACCCGGAATTGCGACTATGCCACGACCGGCACGCAACACACGTTCCGTCGCGGCAGCAGCCTCATCAGCTTTGCCGACCGTACGGCCAACACCGCGAGCAGTTTTCGTTACCGCTTTAGAACCGGGGATTGACGGGACAGCGATAGCAGCGGCAGCATCAAGTAGCCCAGATGTGATGTTGTACGCCTGCGAATCTGGGTTGAAGAAGTTGTTTGCGAACCCGCGCCCTAACGTCCATGCTTCACCGTTGATCGTGCCACGGTATGCGCGGGCGTTTTCCTCTTGGAACTCTTTCGCTGCTTCACCGATGAAATATCCGTTGCCGGACTCTGCGCCAGACAACAACGCACCCAGATCGGTTGAAGCGAACAAACCATCGAACACACCTTTAGTTGGTGCTTCGTAGTCGCCATACCCGAAACCATCTTGGCCGGGGATCTGGCTCACACCCGCTTGCAACCCTTGATATTGGCGAGACGCCAAGTTCGTCAACGTCTGAGGCACAAACTCTAAACCGGCAAGACCCCACTTGGTGCCGGTCTTCAACGCTTCAAAACCTGTTTCGGTGATCTTGTCCCACCAGTTCTTAGGTTCTGGTTGACGTTCGATCGCGGTTTGCCCCATGAACTGGACGCTGTCCACAGCCATCTGGCTTGCGTCCTCCAACGACATGGTGCCCTGCTGCACCTCCATCGCCAACGGATAAATCAGTTCTCCTGGTGCATTCGGGGCGAACGCGACAATGTCATCAATGATCTGAGCTTGCTGTTCGTTCGCTTCGCGGACATACCGCAAAACGTCGTATTCTTCTTCAACGAGTTCGCGACGTAACTGCTGCTCGTCGTCGTACAGCGAGTCCTCAACACCCATCAGAACTGCATATCCGTGTATCGGCGCAACAGAAGACGCAGCCCTTCATTTGGGTGTTTGCGATACAACTGGATCAACCGTTGCTGAACCTCATCTTCACGGATGAAACGCGGTCGGATACCAGCCTGCATCGAGTTAGGGCCGGGCCCGAAATCTGCGCCAGCGGTGATCGGTTCGTCTGGGCGTTCCGTTGGGCGTCCCAACGCGCCGTTACCGCCAGGGCGAGGACGAGCCTGTGCACCCATCTGCTGACCCTGCACGACAGCAGGAGGTGCCCCCGGTGGGACAGCCTGCTGTGAGCGTGCCTGCGACGCACCCTCGCCGTAGGTTTGGCCGGTGAACCGCACCTGACGGGTAGCGGCATCACGAAGATCGCTGCGATTCGGGTATGAGCCTGTGTCAGACATTTACGCTCCCAACTGTGCAAGCAAACCTTCGATGCCACCAGCACCGGGGGGAGGTGCAGCCATCGGTTGTTCCGCGCCCATACCGGGCATTGCCAAACCAGGCATCGTTTCCGGTGCCATCGCTTCGGCTTCGGTGGCTTGACGTTCGCGTGCCTCCTGGTCAACCTCTGCGACAGCGTCAAACAATGATTTGTTTTCAACCATTACCTTGCGGACAAGAGATGCAAGATCGGCAGGCTGGTATGGGCCGTCTGGCTGTGACGCCTGCTGCTGGATTGATGCGAGCAGCGCGGCCTCGACACCTTCGGAGGTGATCCGGTCGTGTTCCATCTCTGGATCGTCAATCAACGGGTCGGCTTCGCGTGCCGACTCTTTCGACATCATGCCGGTGCCCATCCGCTGACCCAAACCGATAATGAGGTTGTTCACGTCGGAACCGGCAGCGGAGTACGACACATGGTGGAAATCGGTTTCCCACAGTTTGTTCGGCGTATAATCCGCTTTGTCAACATTGGCGCGACCAGGAATGAAGAACGACTTCTGCTGGTTACCGAAATACGCTTTATCGACAGCGATAGCAACTTTGTCTTCCTCGAGCAGCGACGACGCCAAAATCTCCTGTGCTTCCTGCACACGGAAATCAACCGTTGCGGACAGCACGTTCTCACCTCGCCGGCCAGTACGAATGTTCGTGCCTGACTCGCCGCCGAACTCGGCAGGGATCGCACCTTCCAAACGCTCCTGGCGTTCAATCCTGTCCAACGCCTGCTCAGTCTTGTAACCGGGGTTGACCTGCTGAATCTGAAGGTCGCCGCCCTTGACGATACCGAGCTGACCTGTCTTGCCGTCCGCGATCTGGATTAGTTCGGGGTTCTCGCCAGGACGTGCAACAAGATACTCGTCAGGGAAGATTCCTCGTTCGATAGCGATTTCGGTGAGTGCCTGCAAACGTGCCCGCGTGTAGAACATGCCGAGCATGTCATCGAACTGTCCGCGTGGCTGATCGATCGTGATGCGTTGCGGAACGACCGCCATCGGCATCCCAGTCCGGTTGTTGACACGTTCCAACTCCATTACTTCCATGCCGGCGCGTTGCGCGGGTGGAAGCATCGGGTCGTCGGGTGCGCCCAGCACACCGATCACCATGTGTTCCGCGTCAACGTATTCGATAAGGGTGAACATGGTATCGGGATCGGGGTCGCCGACACGCAGTTTGCCGTCAATCATCGGGCCGTACATGGCGACCAACCATTGGTACGGTTTGCGGTAGGTGAAGATCACATCGTCCGGCACCGGATTGTCAAGATCGTCGGACGGTGCAGGGTAGGTGTCGAGCGGGTTGCGGAGATGCCATTTCGGCATGTTTGTACGGAAACACGGTTTCACGATGACAGGTGACGTGCTGTAGCCGAGCAGATGTCGGCTGCGGCGACGCAACTTCATGTTCATCCGGTTGTGATCCCAGAATGAGATCATTGTCTTTTTGCGAAGCGACGCGAGGTCTTTGGATCGTTGCGATGCTTCTTTCATCGGCGGGAAGTACGGGGTCGGCATGGTGGATGCGACCCGCATCGACATCTGGTCGAGGCCGATCGAGAGAAGGTTAGCAACGGACGCGCGAGCGTTCGCGTCCAGTTCGTTGAGCGGGACGATTACGTCGCCGCGTGCAAGCTCACGAACCGCTTGCATCTGGTCATGGACTGGGCCAAGGATACGACGCCGATGGTTATATAAGGCGACGATTTCTTCAATAGTCCGCATACAGGCTCCGAACGTCCGACATTCTCGCCTCTAGGATAGCATTATCCGCAGCAATGATGTTTGAGACCGCACGACGGGCATCTCCATCGTGTCGCCACCGGATCAAACACGGTTTCACAGTTTTCGCAAATCATTATCCATCCAAAAGGAATGATGGTCGCCACAACCGGGGCGGCGGTTTCGCCTGCGTGAACTTGGGTGCGTTCAACAGCATGAACCACAACGCCATCGCAAGGTCAGTACCTTTCTTTTTGTCGCGTGTCCAGGTGACAAGTTCGTCCACCAACGCCAACGTCTTCCAGTTCCCTGACAGGGTGGGTAGACGTAGGGAACCGGAACGGACAACAGGTGGGATCAACGCTTCCAAACCAAGGTTCTGGTCGATCTTGTTGCGGGCTGTGGTGTGCGGAACGATTTGGACGCCGCGTAACGCCTGCCAGCGACGCACAAAGTCGTGTGCGAGCAGGAACCGCTGTGCCGCGTTCACCTCGACAACGATGTGGGAGATCGGGTAGCCGAGGTCTTCGCCGCGTTCGATCAGGTCTTCTAGGACACCGGAGTAGGTGCCTGTTGCCATCGTGTAGCCCAACAGTTCTTCGGCGGTCAGTTTGACCCTGAGAATGTCGATCACATGGTAAAGGCCGAGATCGGGTTGGATGACAGTCCAGATGACACCCCAAAAGTTCGCGGGTGACGGGTCGACTGACACGATGCTGACCCACGGTGCTGACAGTCCGCGTGGCAGGAACCCTGGTTGGCGTTCCCTGTCAATGCAGCCGGTGTACTGGATGCCGTCCGACGCGATCCCGCCTGTCAACATAGGTCGTTCTACGAGCTGGTAATCAAGATCAATGTCTTCTTGTTGGTAGACGACACGGAATTTCTGGGGCTGGTTGTGTTTTATGAACGACAGGTCTTTGTACGGGAGGCGCACGGGGTCGAGCATTGGGCCGTCAGGCCACGGTGGAGCGGTTTTCTTACGCGAATTTTTGCCGGTGTCAAGTTCCTCGTAGTACGCCTTGTAGATCAGATGATGATATTTGGGCACCATGACCGGATCGGCGAGTGCTTCTTCGACAGTCATGTCTTCACCGTCATCGTCGTCGTCTACGTCTTCGTAGGTGACTTTGTTGAGGCAATGTTTGTACAGGTCGCCGGGGCCGAGCCGCTGCCCGACTACTGCGACGACACCGCCAGGGTCGCAACGTGCCTCGGCCATCGAATCCCAGCGTTCCAACAGACGGTCACGGGCAACAGATTCCTTCGCGTTCTCCGGTGACGCCACGTCATCGAACAGGCAGAGGTCGGCACGGTGACCGATGAACTCTGAATCGATGCCGTACGCCGACACGGTCGGTTCTTTGTTGTCCAACCCGCCAGGAATGTACTGTTCAACCACGAATTCTTCGGCGCGCCACAACGAACCGGACGCTAACGGTTTGAACCGCCCGTAATCCTGCGCCAAACAGCCCTCTGGTTCCATGACAAGTCCTTTGCGTACTTGTTCTGGGTCGGGGGAGAACCTGACGGGTCGTTCTAAGGTTTCGCGGATGCGTCGGGAGTATTGTTTCGCCAATGTTTGGCTGATTGAGCCGATGAGTACTCGGATGGCACGGTTTCTTACGATTGACCAGACTGCCACGTCGTGAAAAAGCGTAGATTTGCCTGCACCTGGCGGGCAGTTCAGCACCAGAAACTCTTTTTCTTCCGATTCCAGGTACTCAACGATCTTGTAGGCGGCGTCAACCTGCCACGGTGACGGGACTCGACCGAGGTACACCCGCCGGAAGTAGTCGAAATCGTCCCATCCTTGCTTGGCTCGTTCCGATAACCGCTCATAAGGGATGACTGGTGGGAGGTCGCCGGCCTCATCGATCATTGTGCGGAGTTCGCGGCGTTCCCGACCCGAGTTCGCACCTGCTTTCTTCACCGCGAAATCGGCGGCACGGGTCTCAGCTTCGATCTTGCGGCGGTTCGCATCCCATTTCTGGCCGGTGTTGTAATGAATGCCGGCGATCTTGCAGGCTTCTTTGATCGAGATGCCGGCTGCGCGGGCTTCCCAGAAGCGTGCTTTGTCTTCGGGTGGGACGTTACGGCGTCCTGACCTGTCTGTACCTGCCATCGTGACTCAATGATACACAGGGGAGCTGCGCCGGGGGCCAGGAGGTGGGTAACCCCCAGCGCGCTCAACCCTTGTGGGGTATCGGCGGGAAAGGAATAACCGCCTGACCCGAAGGCGAAGGACAAACAAAACACCTCCGGGCTGGCACCATCATAGCACGTTGTGGTACGGTCTAGTCAAGCCGCTGTGGGGTGGCGATTCATAACGGAAGGCAAACAATATGTCACAGGCATCAGCGACCGAGTATTTCGCGATCATCCCCGAGTCCGTCCTGTACGCGGACATCAGCTCTAACGCAGTTCGCGTCTACGGGGTGCTGCGACGGCACGCCGACAAAGACGACAACACCTGTCACCCTGGCCGGTCACGGATCGCCGCGCTAGCAAAGATCAGCACAAGCGCAGTTGATCGAGCAGTCCAACAACTCGTTGAAGCAGGGTTCGTCACAGTCCATCATCGGCGCGACCCAGAGAACCCGAAACGGCACCTATCAAGCAGGTACGTTATCCACAGCACCCCTCCCGCTGGTGACTATACCCCTCCCGCTGGTGACGATACCCCCCTCCCGCTGGTGAGTACACCCCCTCCCGCTGGTGACGAAGTAACCATAGTCAAAGAACCAGAGCCAATAAACCAGACACCGTTCGACACCTTCTGGCAAATCTACCCACGGAAAATCGCCCGCAAAAAATGCGAACAATGGTGGCACAAACATGCCACAAACATGGCATCCCAAATCCTCGACGCAGCCACCACCGCCACCAAACAATGGCGACAAGACAACACCGAACCCAGATACATCCCGCACCCATACACCTGGCTAAACCAAGAACGCTGGAAAGATCACACCCCCCTCCCTGCACCAGAAAAAGAAGTGCGACCCTACGACACCCAACCCACCCAATGCGACACCTGTGACGGAACCCGCTACATCAGCACCGAAGACGAACACGGACGCAGCTGGGCCGCACCATGCCCCCAATGCAACTGATATACTGAACCTCACGCGGCACGCACCGCTCGGTCGTACCCCAGTTGCACGGGGCGGGACGGAACCCACGGGAACGTGGTCGATCCCCCATGCGCCCACAACGACACCATAGGAACTCTTGCCGGCCACGAAAACGGGGGAGGCACGAACCGGCAACGACGACAACACACACAACGTGAAGCTCCACGACAACGAGCGGGACTCAGGAACAGAGGCACCCTGAGGGGGGGGCATACACCTCTCTGCGCGAACACCTCGACACCAGCGCAATCACAACAGCCGGACAACAAAACCACACATCTAGAACACACCTAATAACCATCCATACCCCCAGGCGCCTCGGCACACCTCCGGTTCGGCTCCTCTTCGTCTCGGTGCCACCCCACCCCACCCCAACACGAGCCGACCACCCCACCATCCTCGCCGACCGGCCAACCTCGCACCCCACCCCACCCCGAGAGTGAACTCCCACCCCACCCCAGCTCCCACCTCGGCGCGAGGTCGCGACGACCGACTACCACACCACACTCGGCGCGCGAGCGGGGGCTGCCGACAGCACCACGCCTAGGTCGTGGGTTGTGGGTTGTGGGTTGGTGTGTTAGTGACGGCTTGCGAGATGGTTGGGCATCTCGGGGTTGTGGTTGCGTGGGGTGCTAGGGCGCGCGTAGCGCGTCGCGGGGTGTGTTAGTGGTTACCTCCGCGCGTGGTGTTTGTGTTGGGTGTGGTGTGCGTGTAGTGTTCGGGTGTCGCTCGACGTGGGGTCGGGCGCGTCAACTATTCGGAGGTAGTTAGTTATGTGTGATGATCGTGATGATGGCGTGCCGGTGTTGTGCGCTCGAACGTGGGGGCATTTGTCCAGGCTGTTCGGTGATGTTGCCGACGGTGTGCGGTTGCGGTTGCAGTTTCGCGTCGAGTTGTTCGGTCGCGAGGTTCTTCTCTGGGGAGATTTCCGAGGATGGGCGGTCGGTGATACGGGCGTGTTGTTTGTGGTGGTGCGACCGATATTCGGCGATGACGATGATGTAGAAGATTTGCGCGTGCCATTGTTCGCGGTGTGCGATTGGGTGGTGGAATGATGGCTACCGCTACCGGTGTCGTGGTGCGTCGGTCGTTGCCGTCGTCTGCGCGGGCTGTGACGTTTGACTGTCCGTCGTGTGGGGAGTCTCAGACTTTGCGACTGCATGCGGATGCTAAGACTGCGCCTCGCGGTGTGTGGGGTACCGCGCCGACGGCTACCTACGCGAACGCGTTTCATCTTCCCTCTGGGCTACCGTCCGAGGGTGGTGGGTGCGATGGTGCCACGGCGTACTGCTTGCACTATTGCTACGCGTCTGCGATGGAACGGCGGTTCGTTGCGTTTAGGTCGGGCGCGGTTGCGAACCTCGACACGTTGCGCCATGTGTACGCGTGTGCGGGTGGTGATGGGTTGCGCGTCGCTCTGCGCGCTTTGGTGGGGCATTCGGTGGAACATCAGACGCGCGACGGTCTCGCGCCGACGTTTCGGTGGCATTCCGACGGTGACTGCTGGTTAGGCGATCGGGCGTCGTCTGAGGCGTATGCGCGTGCTATTCGTGCGGTGTCGTCGGAGTTCGGCGCGTCTCATGGTTTGCGAGCGTGGATCTATACTCGGTCGCTCGGTCGTGTGCGCCATCTGGTCGGCTCGGATCACCTCGCGGTGTACGTCTCAGCGGATCCTGACAATGTGGTGCGCGCTACCGCTACCGCTGATCGGTGGGGTGCGCGTCTCGCGATCCTCGGAGACGACTCCGAACATGTGCGCGCGATGCTGTCCGATACCGGCTATAGCGGGCGCGTGGTGGCATGTCCGGCTACTGGCAAGTACGCGCGCGACGGTAAGGGTGCGTCGTACATCACGGGCGTGTCCGGTCGTCGTGACATGGTGCGCGGTGACGTGGTGCGAGGCGCGTGCGATTCGTGCGCTGTGTGCGTCGAGGGTCGCGCGGGTGTGTCGTTCGTTCGCAAGCATGGGGGCGCGTGATGGGCACCGATCTTTTCATCTGGGCGATGTTCGCGGTGCCCACAGCGTGCGCGTGGTGGTTGTCCTACCGTCGGGATAGGCGCGACGGTGTTGACAGGTTCGGTGATCCTCGGTGATCGGCGCGCTAGTCGTCATTCCATCTCGGCTATCGGACGGCGCGATACCGTCCGACATCGCGTCGGGTGGGTGGTGGTCGATATGGGCTATCGGCGTCGTCATCGGTGCCATTATCTGGGCTAGGCGCGACCGGTAGCGCGGTCGGTGTAGTGCGCTAGGGCGCGCGTCTCGGGGGATCCTCGGGGCGCGCGCCTTTTGCGTGTTTCGGGGTCGGTGCGGGGTCGGTGAGGGGTCGGTGTCCTGGAATTGTCCGGACATTCCAGGCGGGGTCGGCGAGGGTCGGCGCGCATGCGCGTGTTAGTGGCTCGGGTCACGCTCAATCCGTCGTCGTGTTTGACATCACCTGCGGACGGTGTAATAATCACGCTCAGTCCGGCGACGTGGGGTCGTCGGCAACCTAGAAGGGAACCAGAATGGATATCTATTGTCCGAAGTGTGCAGAGCCGATCGAACTCGATTATCTGCATGACATTGCCGATGATGACGGCAGCACGTTCACCGAGGTGTTGCACGCATTCCAAGCGGATGGCTGCGAGGCGGTGCATGCGCGGTGTAACCCGCGTGCGACTGATCGTGACCGCGCCCGTGCGTCGGGTGCTGCGCTCATGTACGACCTGCTTGGTGACGACATCGACGGTGCTGCTGCGATGCTGGAAGATTTAGAGCACATGGGGGTGTGGTGATGAGCAAGAGAATCGTTACTGACGGCGATTGGGAGTTCCCACCGTCGCACGGGTACGGCGCAGGCATTGAGCGGTTCTACGCGCAAGTCGAGGTGTCGGCGTTCGACACAACGGCGTGTGTGATGACGGTCGAACGTGATCCGTCTGACATTGACCGTGGGCACACGGCGTGGTTGTGGTGGACTGACGGTGTCGCGAACGATTGGTGCGAGGAGTTCGCGTCGTTGTCGGCTGCGGTCGGCAGGCTCGCGGTGCTGCTCGCGCTCGGCGAGGACGGGTGGGTTGATGGCTTCGGCTTGGAACCTGCCCAATTCAACAATTACTGGAAGACAACTGTTGTGAGGAGTGCATGATGATGAACATGGCTGAGGTGTATGCGGACATTATCCGCGAATACGGAAACGAAGACGGCGCGTGGGATAGCGATTTTCTGCTGGGGTGCATACCCGATGAGATCGTCGCATACGCGCTGCATTTTCACGGGCTGGCACCGACGTTCGCGGTGGCTCGCGATTGGGTTGACCGGTTCGTTGGCTGTTCTGACGATTCGGCAGCGGATGCCTTGTACCAGCACGCGATGTGCGACGCTCCCATCGATGTGCAATCGGCTCTGTTTGCCCATATGTGTGTGTCGATTTACGCGCAGGCTGTGATGGGAGGCGCGCAATGAGCAAGGTTGAACAGTACGCGGACGCTCTGGTTCGCATGGTGCGCGCCGAGGTGAACGCTGACCTATCACGGTACGGTCAATGCCGGTCGTGGGGCGACCTTCACGACGTGTGCGATGCGAACACGTTTCTGATCGATGTCGGCGAGAAGTTCGGGTCGCCAGAAACCGCACACGATTCGGCTGATGCTCAGTACATGCTCGCGGTTGCACTTGATCGGGTGGACGCGGAGGTGTTCGACAGCGATTTCGTTCTGCGCGCTACCGAGTTTCTGGTGCGCGCCGACATCAGCCAGACGTTCCCGAACTCGTACGAGCATGCGGGCTGCACCCATATTGAGTGGGACGGCTTCCACATGATGCTCGACATCGATGACGGTGCTATCCGGCTCGGCGTGTACGCGGTCGTTGGTGGCGAGGTGTCGGAAGCCCCGTACATCTGGATCGAGTTCCGTGACGGTGCGACCTCGGAGCAGATCATCGGCATCATCGACACGTTGACGGATATGCCATGAGAGAATGGCTGCTCATGGGCGGGCTGACAACGCTGGTGCTGCTGCTACTCGCGATTGACACCTAACCCCACAACCTAACCACGGTCACACGACCCGTCGTCTCACCTCCCGAGACGGCGGGTCGTTTGGCGTTTCGGGGGTGACGACCTGGCCGTCCAGGCGCGATGAGCTGACGACCTGACCGGCGGGGGGGCCGGCAGGCGTGTTAGTGGTGACGGTCACGCTCAATCCAGCGTCACGGAGTGTTAGCGGGCTGAGTCACGCTCAATCCAGCGTTTCTGAGGTGTTTGGCGATCCATTGGGCGACTGGTGCTGCTACTCCGTTGCCGCATTGTTTGTACCGTTGGCTGTCGGATGCTTCTTTGCCGTCTGCCCTGTGGAGGGTGTGGTTGTCCGGCCACCCCATAAGACGTTCACATTCGATAGGAGTCAACCGCCGTACTGACAGGTCGTGTTGGGCTACTGCGTGCTGGTCGGTGGATGTGAGGGTGAACATCGGGTCACCTTCTTCGGTGTGGCCTTTCCCGTTCGTAGTGTTTTTGTCTTGCCGGCCGATGTTCTTACCTTGGATGCCGATTGCTCTGGTTTGGGCGACCATTGGTGTGTTGTTGCCGCCGGTTCCCATGTGCCCTGTCAAAGTGTTGCAGGTGCCGTCTAGTTGGGGTCGTGCCCCATCTCGCCGTGACGGGTCGAACACGACGGCTGTGGTGGTGCGTATGTCGCCGTTGTCGAACTCGTTGAGTGTGGGTGCTGGACGGTCTTCGTCCCATGTTTCGTAGTCTTCGGTGGTTTGAGCTCGTCGGCCTTTGGTGTACGCGACTAGGTCGGTTGCGTCTTTGTAGTCGCGTGCTTTGACCGCTGACCCTTGGTCGCCGTCGGTGTAATGACCAAACCCGAGTTGCCTGAACGGCACGAACGTCATTCTGTCGGTGTCTGGCGACCAGCCACGGCTTCCAGAGCCTCCTCCAAGAGTTGAGGCAACTTCTTGCCCCGTCTGCTCGATCTCCGCAGGATTCCTTGCGCTGCTTTCTGCGACAGGGAATAACGGGTTGGGACATCGCTCGGCGGTTGCAGGATCGAAACAAGCTGTGAGGAACACTCGTCGCCGTCGTTGGGGAACTCCGAACCATTGCGCGTCCAGCACGCACCATTCGATTGCCACCGCCCCTGCTTCGGCCAGCGCGTCAAGGCATCGGGCCATTGCAGATCCTCCGTCGGCGTTGAGGAGTCCGACGACGTTTTCTGCCACAGCGAAAGTTGGTGCCAGTCCATTAGTTGCTTCTCTCATTTCTGTGATGATTCGGATTGCTTCAAAGAACAGGTTGGATCGGTCGCCGTCGAGGCCAGCGCGTTTCCCAGCGACGGACAGGTCTTGGCAGGGGAACCCGTAGGTGATGACATCTGCGGGTGGTAGGTCGGCACCGTTGACTTCGGATACGTCGCCCCAGCGGGGTACGTCCGGCCAATGGTAGCCAAGTACCTGTTGGCAATGTTTGTCCCATTCAACCTGAAACTTGCAGTCGTATCCTGCCGCCTCAAAGCCGAGGTCGAACCCGCCAACTCCTGCGAACAACGACCCGAATGTGGGGTTCATTGTTTTCTCCTTTGATACGGTTTCGGTGTTTCCACTTGCTTCCCTTTGCGGATTCGCGCACGCTCAGGCGGTGTCATACCACCAAACATTCCGTCCTTATCAAGTTCGGCAGGGAAAGACAAAGCGAAGAATAGACAGTCGGCACGCACCGGACAAGCCGACTTACCTCGCACAACACCGTTGCATATCTTGTAAGCATCGACGTATGAACCTGCCCGCAACGGGAAAAACAGGTCGGTGTCTAAGTCTTTGCAGTCGGCGTTGTCATACCAGTTCATCAGTATCGAGACCAGGTGTTCTTGATAGCATCAGGGCTAGAAGGCATTGTTCTGCGGGTTTTCCATGAGGTGCCTCCCCAGATGCCAAGCATCTGGTTGTCTGACCATTGCAGGGCGTAGGCGAGGCATTCGGTTTGTACTGGGCAGCTCGCGCATATCTCTTTGGCTTTCTTCACCTTCAGATTTTCGCCTCTTTCAGGGAAGAACAGTTCGGTGTCCATACCTTTGCAAGCTGCACGGGTTCGCCACTCTTGATTTTTTTCGTCGTATTCAGGGGCAGAGGGCAGAGTTACTTGATGTTCGTTCAACAGTAGTTCCTGTAGTTTCCAAGTGATGGGTACCAGGGTTGGCACCAATGGTCGTAATGGTCTAACGCAATGTAGGCGATGGCGAGTGCCACCTCCAAATTGGCTGCGTTGTTGTCGCGCACGTCGGCACGGCTGTGGCCGAGTTCGTTGGCGAGGTCACCCCAGATGATCCATTCGACTTGGGTGATGCCTAGCCCGCCTGACCCGTTGAGTCCGGCGATGCCTCGGGATTCGCCGTGGATGATGGTGTCGAGGGTGGGGAGCCATTCGGCAGGCCAGCCGATGCTGTGCGCGAGGGTGAGTAGCCTCGGGTATCGCGCATTGTCGATACCGGGAATCGTTGTGGTGCTAGTTGTGGAAGACGCAGGGGAGTCTTCTACCGCACTTGGGGCAATGATGTTTACAGGGTTTGTAACGTCCACAGGTGGGGCAGAGGTAGTCGTAGTTGCTTCCGTCGCGGGGAGCGTCCACACAGGTGCCGATGAGGGGATCGTCGTAGCCTGACCGCAACCCACGGTAAACATGGAGACCATGCTCACCAGCAGGGTAATAGGTTTCACGGTACGCCATAGCCGGCCTCGACTAACAGTTGGACTAATGAACTGAGTGTCATTATCGCATACTGTTCGCCGGGGTAGCTTTTACCACGCCGTTTCGCCACAAGTATCCCGTAGTCGGCTCCTGCGTTGAAGCGTTCCACTTCTGTTTCGGTGAGCCATTCAGACAGTTTCAGGGTCTGATGGTTCTTGCACTCCCAGACGAGTCCTGGTGTGCCCGTGATGTCACCCAAATCGTGGACTCCCGAGAGGGCACGACGTTCCGCATACGGGAACCCGAACTCGCGCAGGTAACGGACGATGTCTGTTTCAAACGCTGTGCCTTTGGCCTTGTTCTTAGACATGGGTCACCTCATCAAGTTCCCATCGGCGTTTCCCCGGTCGTGCCGCGCAGGTGTGGACTGGTTTGCCGATGATTTTGCGGTGGGTTGTGAGGCGTTGCCCGCAGACGGCGCAATGCCATTCTTTGGTGTCTTTGCCCATCGCTCAGAATGGTTCCTCGCTCGGGTCTGTCACGATGAGTGCGCCACGCAGCACAGGCTCGCCCCGCACAGGAGCGGACTCGCCGGCAGGTTCCCAACGCAACGAGATGCCAACATCGTCAGCAAGGATCTCGATGCGCTCACGCTCGTTACCTTCCTTGTCTTCGTACTTCTCGCGTTGCACCTTGCCGATCACCTGGACACGGGTGCCCTTACCAATCGACGCAGCAACATTCTCTGCGAGTTCCTTGAAACAGACAATATTCCACCATTGGGTGACTTTCTCGTCGCCCTTGTTGCGGGTGTCCGCAACAGAGAACTTGAGGATTGCCATACCGGCGTTGCTGTACTTCAGTTCGGGGTCGCGCCCCACGTTGCCTGTGACCGTGATGTTGTTCATGACAGTTGCTCCTTCAGGGTTTTGAACGACGCACGGAGGGCATCCATGTCGCCGAGGGTGACGTGGTTGAGGTTCACGCCGGCGTGTTGGGCGACCTCATCTTGTGACAGACCGTTGAGGTCACACGCTGCCTTGAATTTTCCGATGGTGGCCGGATCGACAAGTTCGTCGTCGGACACCTCGGGTGCTGGTGCAGCAGTCTTCTTCGCTGCGGTCTTCTTCACGGTCTTCTTGACGGGTGCGGGCTGTGCAGGTTCCTCACCGAGAGGAAGCTTTGACCATAGGTCGAGTGCCAGTCCGAAACGCATCGCGCCGTTACGGATCGCGTCCGACAACAGTTCTTTACCGATGTCTGGTTTGCGATCCTCGACAGAGCCGACACAGTATCGGCGGTGACCGCACACAGTCATCCAGAACCCTGCTTGCACCATGTTGCCGTGCTTCACACGGGCAGGCAGACCGCCCTCATCGAACGCGACCGGCTCGATAGTCCACAGCGGGTCGATCTCCAACAGCCATTGCGTGATACGCGCATGACCGATGAAGTCCAGGGTTGTGCCGCCCTTCGGCAGATGTTCGATGTACTTCGGGTCAGGTGACCCGTACTTGTCGAAGATGGTTGCCAGTTTGTCTTCCATTACTTGGTTCCTTTCGTTCGCATCACCCTGTAGGTGCTGCTGGTTTGGTATTGCTTGTGTAGATCGGGATGCTCCGAGGCGAACCGCTTCGCGTCGAAGGAGATCCGTGACTGTTGCTTCCATGTGACCACCTCCTGGCCGTCTACGGTGCCAACAGTAGCACCATCCATCGCTGCCGCCAAATTGGCTTTCAGCTCGTCCTCACGTTCGTTGAGTTCACGCTTCTCTGCCTGTACCTCGCGCAACTGGGCGATTACCGATGACAGATCGGTTAGATCAGCAACATGTTCGCTGACAGGCTTCGATGCGAAGTCGTTGTAGTTCGCCTGCCAATCATCGGGAAGGAACCCGACAGCGATGTTCCGGCAGAAATCTGCGACCGCTGCGATGTGCCGTCCACGATCTACCTCGGTGACGTACTGACGGTAGATCTTTAGATCGAGGGTGCTGTCGAACACGCCCCAGATCACCTCGTCGGTGTCGCAGCACAACGACTGCTGTACGCCTTGCCAATGCCAGTAGGCCGGCAGGGGGCCGTATCCGTCGCCGTAGTCGCCGTCAGGGTCGAACACACCGGAGTAGGTTTTGATTTCTACGATGGCGTCGGGTAGGAACGGGTTGTTGCCGATGTACCCGTCGAGGGTGGCGACCATTGACGCGCCGCGTTCTTGGAAGACGTACATGCGGTCAGGGTGGAACACTCGTTCGCCGATTTCGTCGCCAACCCAGTTCAGCAGGGTGGCTTCTAGGCGGTTGCCGCGTTCCATCGCACGGTTCGTTTCGGTGACCGTTGGTTCGTCGGCCAGCTTGTCGATGCCGAGGCCGTATTTCGTTTTGAAACGGTGCTCGCCGTGGACTGCTGCTGCGTCTGATGCGGACACGACCGGCCAGCCGGTGTCGTCCCGGTGGCGGAGCTTCAGCCATTCCATGCTGCCGTGCAGCGGTTTGATGATGGTTGCACCCATAGGTTCCTCCTGTGTAGCGGGTTGGCTACAGTATTACAGGAGGGTGTGACAGCGTGTCAAGTCTAAAAGTTCTCGTCAAACCAGTTGACCGGCAGGTGAGCTGCGAGCGAGTACACCGAGCAGACGTTCTCCAGCGGCACATGGGTGATCTCGCCGACGGTGTCAGGATCGTTCGGGATGCCGATAACGGACGACACGATCGTCAGGTGACCTTCTAAGCATTGAGGCCACACCCAGCCGACCGTCAACACATGGGTTTCTTGGGGGTCGTAGGTAGCGGTGTCGACCCAGCCACCCTCGCCACCCGATGCAGCGTCACGCCATTGACAAACGACAATCGGCCACGTCTCGTCGTCTTCGTCGTAGACAGATTCGCCCATCAGAACGGCTCGTACGGGATCAGTTTGCCGCCACACGCAGAGCATTTACGGCCACCAACAACGATGGCACCGCACCGCACGCACTCGTACACAGCCTCGCTCATTTCTTCCCCCTGTTGCGGGCACGGTTCTTCGATGCGTTCTCCAACACCATCCCACCGGATCGTGTATGCGACGCATCCTTACCGCCCTTGCCCATCACACCCTTCTCGCGACGGAACTTGGCGCGTTCCCGTTTCGCCTTCTTCTGAGACGGCTTCGACTGGAACTTTGTGTCGTACTCCGCTTTCTTACGTCGTGCTTCTGGGTTGTCCCGGTAGTACTTCGCGGAGCGTTTCGGCTTAGGAACCTTCGGTGGGGCCATAGTTATATAGTTTGCCACGCCAGAAGGTCTGTCCGTGGTGAATTGGGATCTGTTCGTACCAGAACTGGCCGTCGCCTTCCCCATACGACACGACAGCGAAACCTTGCTGCCAGTCCTCCACCACCGTCAACGGGCGACCGTCGAGGTCAATCCCGCCGCGAGTCGAAGGGACAGCCCCGTCCGTTCGGGCAAGGGTTCCAGGCGACGCCGCAAGGATCGTCTTGGGGCCATCCCAATCTTCACGGGTTTTCTCAGCCCACTCACGGCGATGGATATGACCGTAGATAACAGATACCTTGCTTTCGCTGTTGAGATACTGATGCGCCGTTGACCCGTTCGATTTGACACGGTTGCCGTGGATGACTTTGAGTTTGTTGTTGATCCAAAAGCTGGATGCAGGGTAGCCAGCCAGATACTCGATGCCATGATCGTCAAAACGGCAGAGATAAGGCACACTAATAACAGGCCAAGAATCTGGAGTGTTGCCTCGACGGATACCGAACGCAGCTTTCGCGTTGTCGAGTACATAGTTGACTAGCCTTTCTTCATGGTTGCCGGCTAGCCAGACGATTTCGGCGTTTGGGGCGCAGGCACGCAGTTCAGCAGCGAAGACAGCAGCCCGGTCAATGGACGCTTGGGTGGTGAGAGAGAACGCGGGGCTTGTACGGTATTTACCTAACTCGGGTAGGTCGATGTTGTCGCCGACAAGAACAACAAGGTCAGGGCTGATATCCCGCATTACTGACAGGCAGAGCGACACCGCTGCCTCGTCGTGGGTTGGGACAAGTTCGCCGTCAGTAGCCCTGTAATAGCCGATCTGTACGTCGGGGACAATCACAGCGGTCTTGTAGCCTTCGGGGCGTACAACGCCTTTCAGAGGCCTTACAGAGCATTTGACAGGCGGTGACTGGGACACTGGGTTCCACTCGGGGCCGTCCTCCCACGACGGAGAGAACGACAACCCAGCCATATCGACCGTGTGCGCCTCCCCCTCGTCATCTTTGTAGAAACCCTGCCACACGTTGACACGTTGAATCTTGCCGACTTCCTCGACATCGATCCCGTTGCGTTCCAACAGGTGAGCGATCTTCCCCAACACCTCTTTCTTCGGAGGGGGAGGGCCGGCTTTCATGTCGTCAGATAACGCCACAAGTACACCTCCCAGCGGTGTGGCGTTGAATCGTGGACGACGAAATGTCGTGCCCGTTCGCTTTCAACACGTCCGACAACCAGCGTGCCGTCAAACCCGACTTGCCGTTCTTACGGTCATTGCCAGGAATAGACACCAGTTTGGTGAGTGTGTCGTTGAAAACCTGAAGGTCTTCGCCTTCTAGCGTTTCACGCAGATAGTAGATCCTGCACCGCACCAGCGGTTCTGGTTCCGGTACGGCCTGTAGTGCTTCCGCGAGTCCCATGTCCCTCCAATATCTTGATGATGTGACAGAGACGCTGCGCTTCGTCTGCGCCTCTGGGCACAACTCTAGTCAAGAAATGGGCTGCGTCAAGGTATACATCTTGGGGCATGGGTCGCCTTCCTCTTTGGGAGGAATCAGCGGCCGTGCTTCAAGTGGTAATCGATGTGATCGTTGAGTCGTTCCCGAGTGTCTTCGGAAACCTCAATGACTCGATCCAGCTTCGCAGAGTTCGCGGCGTGATCCCTCGCGTTTTCCTTCTTCAACTGAACAAGGGTGACAAGGATACCACCGGGTGCCAGTATGGCGAGGATGATCGTCAGCCAAACTGGCATCGGAGACTCACTTTTCTCCGAAAGCCTGTTCGATTTCTTCGATCGTCAGGTCGCCGTCACGGTATGACTGGGCGAGAGCCTGCACGACACCGAGGACAGCGACCGCGCCGGACATGGCAGCAGCCTTCCACAGTTCCACGTCGAGGGCGATGCCGACAGCACCGTTCGGGATGCACGCTGCAACGAAGGTGGCGGCGAGACGGGCAACAATTTTGGTGGGGTTCATGGCAGCTCCTACGCGGTCGCTTGAAGGTCGATGATTACGTCGGCTTTCGCGTTGGCAACATGCACCATGATGTGCCCGTCGGACACCGGCACCCACGACGTGTTACACACAGCCTCGTCGCAGAAGTTGACGTTGCTGACGTTCGGCATGTCGCCACCATCCCACGCTGTCACATGACCACCGCCGTACGGAACAACTGTGATGTTCACGAACGCTGCTGACACATCGGCGATACGGATACGACGTGTCTCGTTCGCTTTGAACGGGCCGTCTTTCTGGCGGGAGTCGTAAAGTCGGGCAGGCTTGACAAGACGCATGTCGAGATCCTTCGTGATGTGTCGGACGGGGTCGGGGGTGAAATTGTTCGGGGGTGCCGGCGGGTTCCACACTTCTAGAACTTGGCCGGTGTACCGGAACCGTGACTTGGGTAGTTCGATCGGTTGGAAATGCCACGGCTCCGAGTTGACGTTGGCGAAATGCAGCAGGTCGAAACGATGTGCGTTCGCGTTCGCCCATTTGAGGTCGCCGACGAGGTCTGCTGCGTAGCACCAGCCTTTGCTGTCGGTGGGTTCATGGTAGGAACGGCCAGGAGGGGCAGCGGATGCGACTCCGCGTTTCTTTGTCCACCGTTTGCCGTCCCATCGGGTGCGTCCGTTTGGGTCTTGGACGTACCGTGAGAGGAACATGGCTTTCTGGCGTTCGCTGGAGCGGTAGCCGCCGCCGATCCCTACGTCGGTGCCTTCTTCGCGGGCTGTGTCGAACAGGGCGACGAGACGACGACGGAACTCGGGGTGCAGTTTGTTCCATTTGGGGTTGGTTTCTAGTTCGGCGAGGCTGCGACGTGCCGATCCGTACCCGTACTTGTAGGTAGCCATCAGTAAATAATCATCCAACTAACAGCCGCGATCGCGCTTGTGACGCTGCTGACGGTGTGCCCGCTGTTGCTCGTTGTGGAGCCGTCCGTTTCATACATGCGGATGTTGATGTAGTTTGAATCAACACTATGGACGACAGCGACGAGAAGCGTGTCGTTGCTGTTTGATTGTTCCCCATAAGTGTTGACGAAAACAGGTTTGCTCAACGCTGCGGAACCAAGACCGTGCGCGATGCTGGCTTCTCCTTGGCCGTCCAAAGTGACGTTCTGATATCCGGTTTTCAAACGCTGCCCAGACGCCAGCTTGTCTGTAGTGACCGCGTTGTCGGCAATTTTTGCTGTCTCCACAGAGTTGCTAGACAGATGCTCGGCATCAATTGATCCGTCAACGTAATGCTCAGAGTTGATCGAGTTGTCAGCAATCTTGTCGCCATTGACAATGTCGGCTGCGAGATGCTCCCGGTCGATTGAGCCGTCAACGTAATGACCGGAGTCAATAGAATTGTTAGCGATGTGACCGCCGTCGATTGTGCCGAACGCTAAGTTGCCTGTCCCGTCCCTCCGCAGAACGCTGTTCGTACCCGCAACAATTTCTGATAGATCACCAGCCGTCCCGCCGACACGCGCCAACACGGTATGCCCAGCAGCGTTTTCAAGTTTCGCATAAGTAACCGCATTGTCAGCGATTTTGTCTGTGCTAACCGCGTCAGTACCAATCTCGTCGCTACCGACCGCCCCGGTCGCTATCTCTGCGGTGCCGACTGCGCCAGAGGCGATGTGTTCGCTACCGATCGCATCATCAGCGATCTTGTCGCCATTGACCGCGTCAGCAGCAAGTTCCGTTGTGCCAACCGCGCCAACACCAATCTTCTCGTTCGTGACCGCATCATCAGCAAGTTCCGTTGTGCCAACCGCGCCAACACCAATCTTCTCGTTCGTGACCGCATCATCAGCAAGTTCAGAAGTTCCGACAGCACCAGTAGCGATCTTCGCTGCCGTGATCGCCCCGTCCGCGATAGCGTCATCCACCAAACCCCACGCCAAACCGCCAGAAGCAGCAGAATCGGCAGTCAAAACGTAGCCATCGGTGCCGACAGCCAAACGCTCAAACGTGGATGCGCCATGCGTAACAATGTCGCCCTTCGTTGTCCACGTCGACGCCAGTTCGTTCGCCTCATCAGCGTCAGCAGCGGTGAACACCGGATACACAGTTGAATTATCAGCATGACTCACATCTGTCGTGCCGTCCGCGCCACGCGAACCAGACACCGACAAAGACAAATCACCTGAGTTAGTGCGGGTAACGAGAATCTTTTCCTCGTTCGCCGTTCCCGGCTCAACAACAATGAAGAACGGGTCAGAACCGTACGGCCAGCCGGTAGCAGCAGCAACCGTCAAATTCGTAGCACCGGCAACGAAATCGCCGTCCAACGTCGTTGACGCGCCTGCGCCTTCATATGCTCTGCGGGTCTTAGCCATCGTTTACTCCACTAGCGACCGTAACGTGACGGTGGCGGTGCCATCGAACACATAACTGTCATTCGGCGAATCTACAGGAACCCATTCTACACTCTCAGCAATCACCTTGTAGGTGCGTGGGCCTTCCTGAAACGTAACAATCCGAGGGTTGTGGATAAGGCCACGCAAGAACTCCAGTTCGTTATCCACATCGAAGAAGTATTCGCGGTGTTTCCAATACAACCGGGAGTGCAACAGGATCGGGATTTGGAACAGTTCTGACCGTGTCGGGGCAGGCACAGCGCGGGCTTGCCAACGCCACAACACCGGCCCTTCAGACGCGGTATCGGCGTCACGGTTCAACGTCACAATGAAACGCGCCTCACGGAACGAATCGTCAACACCTGTCATTGTGAACGAGGTGGTGCCTTGACGGTTCGCTGTGCCCAACGAGGTGCGTGTGCCGGAATCGAACTCAAATTCGGCTTCGATGGTGCCTTTCAACGGTTCAAAGTCAAGGTCGAAGAACGCCAAGAATTTGTTGTCGGGGATACCCCACCGCCACACACCCGTATCGATGTAACCGGATGGCATCAGTTCGCTCGCATGTTCGGCAACAATGCCGACGCCTGACACGGTGAACAGCCGGCGACCGTTGAACGTGATGATTGACAGCACGTCGCCCTGACCGGCATACATCAGATCGGGTGCGTGCGCGGGAAGACCGGCATCTACGAGCTGACCAAGATCAACACGTCCGGTGCCGGTGTACTCGCTGGTGTAATCGGTGACCCCCACCCAAACATACTGGTCGTAGCCGTGGGCGCACAGAATCGGGTTCGGCGACGGGATTGTCGGGCCAAGCACCAGGTTCGCTTGCGTGTCAGATGTCGCGTACCGAAGTCCTTCGTTCGTGCCGATCAGCACATACCCGAGGTATGCGGACATCGAGTAGATCGTTTCGCCCTTAGGTAGTTCTGCTGCGACGACAGGCGTGTCGAGAGTGCCGTCAGACGCGATAGTGATTTTGTAGATGAGGGCTTTGTCGCCGATGTTCGCGGCACAGTAGATCGCGTTCTGGCCGGCAGCGAAATCAACCCAGCGGAGATCGTCAGGGAAAGAGTCGTAGTCGGCGGGCGGGCTGTTCCCAGTCGGGTCAACCCACAGTTCGTTCGTGGAGTTTCCGCCGACAAACAGCCGGCCTTTCACAAACTCGACCACACCGTACTCATGTCCGTAACTGGCAACCGATGACGTATGCGTCGCAGATGACACCTTCAACAAACCTTGTGTCGCTCCCGTGCCGGCAACCGTGGCGTACACGTTGACGCCGTCAGAAGTGGTATGCCGGACTGTCGCACCCAACGAAATCGCGGTAGGGGTGCCGGCGAACGGGTCGTCGGTGTAATAGATGTTGCTGCCGTCCGTGTACCACAGTTCCCCGCCAGCCAGCTCTAGATACATGTTCGTGCCGGTATGGGTCTGCGCGAGGAACGTGTTCTTCAACAACGACACTTCGCCGTCTGTCCACACGTCCACACCCAACGACTGATAGAACCGTTGCGGGAACGAATCCGGCAAATCACCATACGGCTGGTTCATACCGAAATGCCACGACGTTTGGCCTCGACGCCACAACCCCTGCGGGTTGATCGCAGCCTCACCAGGAATATCAGAGAAGTCGCTGGACTCACGCAGACGCGCCTCAAACGTGCGGGCATACCTGCCAGACGCCATATCTAAAGCGTACGCACGACCCGCAATAGCAACCGGGAAAATGTCCGGCACCAGATCCGAGTTACCAGGGTTACCTGTGTAAAACGTCGGGCCACCCGTATAAGCGGTGGTGAACGTGGTCAGCGACATAGCCGCCTACTTCCGAATACGGATCGGGTGTTGACGGTTCAACCGTGCCGCCTCGGCTTGGATGCGGTCACGACGCAAACGCTGCAACTGAATCATCGAGTTAGCAACCGCACCAGACGGCACTTCTTCCGCACGACGAGTGTCACCCTGCGACTCGGTGAAGTTCCGTTTCACCTCACGCGGGGCAACAAGACGCATCTGCGCTCCGATAGCCAACAGATCATCCAACGTGTCGGTGCCACCGACCGAGGCGACCGTGTCCGACTCGGCCGAGAACTGGCCGTACGGTGCCTTATAGATCACACGGACACTCCCGGCACGCACAGGCGAATCAAACACCAGCACGTTACCGGACGCGAAATCTGAGGTTGGCATGTCACG